ATCCAAATTATTCTTATTTATTATCAACTATTGAAACAGCATCTACAACTTATGAGAATTTATATTTAGATTCAATTACTACTTTACAAAGCTTAGGACAAACTATTAATACAGTAGTAAAAAATACTATACCTATTAACACTCTTAATTTATTACAATATAATTCATTTAATTATAATACTAATTCTTTAATAACACCTGACTATTATAATTTATCGAGTAATTTTATTTCCAATGGAATTGGTATAGGAAAATTATTAATTTCTAACAAAGGTATTATTTTAACTCAATTAAAACAAAAATATCAAAGCTATACAAAGATTAAAGATAATTTGATTGGTTATTTAAATGCTGTCTCTACAACGTTAGTAAATAATATTGCATATATTAATAATAATAATAATTTAATTAATCTTTTAGAACCAAGTCAATATGCGGAATCATATCAACCTAAATATATATTAGAAGGTGTTGTTGAAAATAATTTTTATAATATTACAAGCTATAAAATAAAAACATTATATGATATTAGTAGTGATTTGTCAAATGCTGAAATATATTTTAAAAATGAAATTATTGATTTATCTAGTAATAATGTAGCAACTGGTTCAACTTTAGTATCAATAACAGAAAAAACTTCATATGTAACAGAAATATTAGAAAATAATATTAATGATTTCAATTATGATATTTTTAATTATTTAGGACCTGTTTATTTTGTAAATGGTAATCTTCCATTTTTAGATAATTATATTTTTAAAAATTATTATAATGATTTGTATTTATTATTAGATGATAATTCTGTAGTTAGACTTATTGAAAGTATTACTGATAATACAAAAATATATTATAATGGATATGAATTTACACCATCTCCGCCAACTATATTAAATAGTGGAGCAATTGTTTATATTTATCAAATAAGTATATCTACATTAAATAATGAAAAAATAACAGGTAATTCAGTTATAATTAATTTTAATATTTATAGTATTGAATTATATGAAACTTATTATATTTTAATTGGAAAAAATCCATTAGAAATTCAAAATAAATGTTTAATTTGTGGTAATTCGTCAGGAGGTATTAATTCATTTACTCCAACAAATTTTATTCTAGTCAGTAGTTATACTATTTATAAAAATTTTAAAACAAACATTATTGGTCCTAAAACTACAGGCGAGAAAGTATATTTAAATTCTAACAATAGTTTAAGTTATTTAGATTATATTAATACTAATAATAATGCTTATTACTCTATTGTTTCCAATAGGGTAACCATTTATAATATTACTAATAAATATTTAATACAACCTTTTACATTAGGTAATAAAACTGTAAATTTGGTTAATGATAATCAAACCTTATTCATTAATAACTTTAATGAAAGTTATTATTACAAATTAAATAATAATATAATTACTGGAAATAATTTTACTTTATTGAATATTTCAGGTAACTATAATTTATGGATATATCCTAATAAAAATTTAAAATTAGTAAACACTAATGTAACAGCTGATATTTCATCAAATGGAATAATGACTATTAGTGATTCTACTAATTTATTTAATTACTCTTATTATTATTTAGATGGAGATGTACATTATTTAGAAAAAGTAAGTGATTATTATCAACTCAATTCTTTCATAATAAATCACAAAAATACTAATAATCTTTATTTGGTTGATGATTCAAATTTTTTAGCTAGAGATCAACAATATATATCAATAATAGATAATACATCTTCTACTGCAATATTACCAAATTTAGATTTAACACCAAATACATCTTTTGAAAATTATGCAAAGGTTCGTTCAAATTATTATTATGATAGTAATGAATATAAAAATGTTTTGTCAAATCAATTAGATATACTTACATCATTTGTTGATAATAATAATAAAACTTTTATTAAACCATTTAGTTTCTATAGTGATATATCGAATGTATTGATGCCAATTAATTTAGTATTAAATAGTATTGGTTTTGATGATTTTTTAGCTTATAAGCGTTCAGATGTTGTTGATAATTATGTATTTGGTTATATTACTATACCAGGAAGTAACTTTACTTATACTTATGATATTTCATGTAATGATACTAGATTTCAAATAGACCCTAATTTAAATTTTTCATTAATAGATAGTTATGGTTTTCAACAATATAAATTAATTATTACTGTTAATAAAACACAGGTTTATTATAGTTCAATTTGGACTTTGAATTTAGAAGATACTACTATTAATTATAATATTTGTAATTTAAGAAATCTTGATGGAATTACACCTACATCAAATTTAATTAATGTTTATAACAATGGAAATTATATTAGTCCAAAAATATTTACAATAAATTCTAGTTATAATTTATTAGGCACAGGTATTTTTAGTAGAGATTCATCTGATAATATAATTTTTGATAATATAAATAATAATGAAATTAGACAACAAATATATTATAGTAGTAATATATTATATAAAAATAAATTAATAAAATTAGATTATAATTATGATCCTTCATATGATTATATTCCAGAATTGGTTCAATTTGGAACAATAACTATATTAAATCAAAATTATGTTAACATTAGTGTTACTAATAATTTAAAATATTTGATATTAACTACAAGCACTAATAAATTTATAAGATATGTTACTAGTGTTGATATATCCAATAATATTGCATATCTTAATTCCGGCTTGGACGCCGGAACATATAGCATACTTGGAAGTTCCAGAACTTTAATTTTAATTGATAATTCTTTTAATATTTATAGTAAAAATAATAAATATTATATTACTAATTATGAAAAGAATATACTTCGGGCTGGCGATATAATATCATTTGGGGATAATATATTTGAGGTAATTGGATTAAATAGTTTTACAATGTATTATGATTTAAATATTATTAAAGTAACCACAGTTAATAGTTATTATTCAGGATTTTATTTATTGTTTAGATTAAATCAAACACCAAAAATACAAAAAACACAATTGGTAAGTTTTCAATTAAATAATACACCAGTTTATAAATTATCTATTAATTTTCAAAATAATTTAGTCTTACAAAATTCAGGTAGAAATTTCTCAATTGATAGTGGTGATAATATATTTTTATATTATAAAGAAAATAAATTTTATAACATCTATAACTATTTAATAAGCATTAATGATTATCTTATTTATAATAATAATATTTATAGAGTTAATTATGTTAAAGAAAATGTTTTATTTTTGAATAACACTACTAATTTTACTGAAGGATTTTACACATTCTATTTACCTTATCAACCTTGTAAAATACAAAATTTAAGTTTTGATAGTAGTGGAAATGTAATTTATAACAGTGTTGATTTATTTTTCTATGAAATTGATGGAAATTTTACCAATAACATTAACAATATTAGTTTAGCAAATACTACAATATATACTAGAACAATTGAATTACCACAAAAATATTATTACTTTCAAAATAAGATACCAAGAGCTTTGAAAGCTCGTATTAATAATAACGAATTAACATTTAGTGATGATATATCAAGTTATAATTTTTATTATAATCAACCAATTCAAGTTAATTCATTTATATGTTATATTAAGACAATCGATAAATACAATAGAATAATAATCGATAGAAGTTTATTTCCAATAATTACTAATGTAAATATTTATTTTGGTGTGGTTAGTGATAAAGTATTATATTCTAATTATGAATTAGAAAAGTCTTGTTATTTAAAACCAACAACTAATTTAGGATTTTATAATTATTATGAACTATCTAATAATACAATAGTTAATTATAATATTTCTAATAATCTTGTTGTTTCTACTAATAATATTGTTTTTAAAGATAGTGTTTTTAATTTAGATACAAGTTCAAATATGATTAACCTACATAACTCTTACCACATCTTACTAGAAAAGAATCAATATAATCAATTTATTAGTCACTTGTGTCAATTACAAATTCCAAATAAACTTTATATTTTTACAAATGTAGAAGATTATAATTCAACATTTTATTTGGATAAGATTCATCCAATTCTATTGAATTTAGATAATACATTCTCTTATTTAAATAGTAAATTAATTATTCAACAGGATTTAAAATCGTTGCCATTTAATGAATTAATTATTTGGAGAAAGTATGATTTAATTATTACTGGATTAGTTGAAAATATTAGTTCTGGTTTTAGGGTTAGTATAGATGCAACAAATATTATTAATTTAATTGGATTTATTGATTTTTTTATCGATAAGACAATACCGTGTACTATTATAAAGGATAATGATATTTATTATTTGATTACAAGCCAAATTATTGAAAATTATAATTATCTCTATTCTCAAGAAAATAATTATATTGTAACATCAACCAAACAAGATTATAACGAAACTATAGTTGTCAATGATGATTATGCAAAAGCTTTTGAGGTAGAACATATCAAATTACCTACTACTTTAACTTTAATAACACAAGTTGATTATTATTATTATTCATTAAGTACAAATTTTAATATTTTTAATAGTAACGCATATTCATATACAACAGGATTTTTAAATTTAAAAGTATATACTAATTATTATGATAGTAATAAAGATCAACGTGTTATTCAAACAATAGATGAAATAAGTAAATTAGATAGTATTTTTATTAATGATGTACCAACTAATATTTTTGATGAAAATAAAATTTATTTAGATAGTGATGGTTCATTAAGAAATATTTTTAATAAAACTTATTTTAAAGTATCTGCATTATTTAATTCTTTGAAAACTTGGGATGCGTGGTCATTAGTTGCAAATTCGGAAATAGATAAAAGTATAATGTCAAAGGGTGATTTTAGTATGGATTTAAGTGGAAATATAAGTAGAACTACAAGCAATAATTATTATACTAATTTAGAAGTAAGTGATATTTCTGGATTTTTGTCTAATTTTAATAATGATTATATTACCTTTAATTCTTTGCAATTATTTGAAACAAGTTTTTATACTAATTTACAATATTTTATTAAAGTAGAAGCATTTTGGAGAAGTCCGATAACATATATAAATAATTTTATTTCAGATTTGGGTTTAAATTTTACATTTGATGGAACTAATTTATCAGTCAATAGTAACTTGTATCTAAATAATCAATTTATATTAAGATTTGATGGTACTAGATATAACCTTTCAAGAAATATAACAAATGTTAAAACAGAAATTTATAATTTAGTTAATAATAATTATGATGATAATTTATATGGTGTTAAAATAAACGATGTATTAAAATATATAGTTAGTTTATCTAATGATTATATAAATTTTGAATCAACTGTATTTGGATTTTCGGGTAAATGTGTTAATTATGCTGATTTACTTTTATATATATTAAAACAAGATTTATTTCAAAAAATACCAGATTACGAACAGCAATTAATTAAATTACAAAAAACTTTATCACCTAACAATGATTCATTATTAGGATTAGATATATTAAAAAATAATATTACTTATGACTCTAGTTTTAATAATTGTACATATTTAGGAAATTATCCATATTTACCAACTAGTCAGATGAATAATATAGATGCGCCATTTATATTAAATTATAATATTGATATATCTTTCGGTTTATATCCGTATAGAATTATTTTAACTGATGAAACTTATGTGGATCAAAGTATTTATAGATTAGATTTTCTAGAAGGTGAATATTTATTTAATAATTTAAGTATTGATTATCCAATTGTATATAATAACCTAATTGAATTTTTTATAAAAGAAGATATAAACCGTGAACAAAACTTTAGTATCAGTTCATTTAAAACTTATGATATTTCAAGTAATACTTTTATTGGTTACGTATATCAATTAACTTTAACAACTGATGATTTAGTTAATCTGGATTTTACTAAATTTACTGCAATAAAATATAGAAATATGAATTTGATAACATATAATAATTATTTAGTATTTCCTAATTACATTGACCAATTAAATTCATTTATTCAAGCAGAACTTATTGTTGGTATTGAAAAATTTAATGTTTCTGGAAATACTACATATATTACTCTATTGAACTTAAATCAAATTTTGAATGCAATATCAACAGATTATACTGTGTATTTTCAATCTAATAATCAAAATTATAGAATAGTTGATATTTTTAATAAGAATATTCAAGTACAAGGAGCTATTACTAATTTTGTAAATACGAAAATAATATTAACGATAAAACCAACTGCATATTCAAATCTAAATCAATTAATGTTTCATTTGGTATTAGCTTCAAATTTAATAAATTATTCATATTATTTTGATTTAGTAAATGTTGTTAAAAACTTTAAAATAAATGATACAATTTATTGTAAAAATTTAAATTTTATTGGCGAAAATGAATTAGATATATTATTAAATTCAAGTGATGTTTCTAGTGATTATGTAATAAATAATATTACGCATTATGCTAAACTTGGAGAATATCCACCTGAACCAATTCAAATATTTAAAAAAATGAATCAATTTTTGTATCAATTTTCAGGGCTTCCTACTATAAATGAAAAAACTAATTGTTTCATTGTTTATGATTTATCTTATAATGAATTTAATGCGAATGAGTATATTGATAATTTTAAAAAAAATTTAGATACAGCTGTTTATTATAAATCTTTAGATATAATTAGACAACCTACAATGACCCAATTTTTATGTGAATTATACGTTTCTGTTATAGATTTACATGATCATTCTTTTGGTGGTGTTATTAATACTTGGTATGTAGAAGAATTTACACACGTTAATAATTTATTAAGATTTGTTCCTGCTAAAAATTTTAGTTACGATGAAAATTACACTTATTATATAAATGACAAATTAGTTACTACTCCAATTATATATGTTAACACAAATGATAAATGGTTACGTCAAGGATATCTTGAAATTTTTGATTATATATATTTAGATAGACCATTCTATTTTAAACAATTAATTATTGAAAAACAACTATCTCAACCAAGTATTAATCAATTAGCAGAAGTACAGTTATTCGATTCTATTGATATTAAATTTGATGGTTATATTCAAACTTTGACTCAAACTGGTGATGAAATAGGAGATTATATATATTTAATAGATACTGGTCTTCCAACAAATATTACAACTGATTCCACAATTTATTTTAATTCAACAACAATTACTCAAGGGAAAGTATTATTAGAATCACCCTTGTATGTAATATCACCAGTATTGTTAAATAATGTAAATTCTGTATATGTTAAAGAATTAGATTTACTTTTATCAGACATTACCGTAACACTAGTACAATATGCATATATGCCATTTACATTGTATAAAAAAATAAATATAAGAAAATATCAATTATTTTTTAGAGAAAAAACCTTATATTTTTTAGACCAGTTTATTACTAATAGTCTTGAATTAAATAAATTTTATTTGGTTAGTAAATTTGCTCAATTAACTTTGGAAAAAAGATTTAATAATCAAGTGATGAGTCCTTCACCCGAATTAGAAAATAAAACTGTAACTACTACTACTATAACTAATACTACTGAAAGAGCTGTTTTTAATGATAATTTATATACTTTACTGTTTAATTATATTGAATTTTATATTAATGATCAAAGAATAGAGCAATTGAATCCGGATACAATGAATATTCAGTATCAATTTTTGAAAGACCCTGTGCGTAAAAAACAATTTGATAAGGTAGTAAAACCTTATGGTAATAGAATTATTATACCTCTAGAGTTTTGGTTTGATGGTCAATCGCCTTTATATGTACCAATGTTATGTTTACAACATTCTGATGTATTTTTAAAATTTGAATTAAATCAACTTGTAAATTTGATATCGAATGGTCCAAATAAGTCAACTGATACAATTAAATATAAAATTATTAATACACCTGAAATTAATATTAATTTAAATATAGATGGAATAATATTAGATATACCAGAAAGAGAATTATTTGGAAATAATAATCATGAATATATAATTGAAATATTTAAAACATATCCAAATAGCTTAATTGATAGTGTAAATACTTCATCAAGGATGAAATTTACTAATTTAGCAAAAGATTTATTTTTAACAACACAAGTTTTAAGTACTGGTCTAAATACTTATACATCTACTACTGTAACTAATGATGCTTATTCTAATGATTATAATTTAAGAAAAACAGCGTACGATATTTTTAAACAAACTGGTGTTTATGGGGGTATAGTTAAAGTAGAATATATTATAGATTTTAGTTATTTAAAACAAGCAGAATATGAAATTAATGTTAAATCAGAAAGATATTTATATTTTATGACATCTTCTGTATTATCTAAAAATATTGAGATGTCTTTGTACTTGGATACTAAATTTCAAAATAATTTAAAAACTTTATCAGCTAAGCGTTTGAATTTAATAAAATACTTCTTGTATAATTATAAAAATATAAGTAATACAACATTAATTAGTCCAATAAAAACTATGAACATTCAAACAGCTGGAATAGATTTATTTACAGCTTTAGATAGTACTTATTTTAATTTAGTTGTTCCTTATCAAAAGTATTTAAATTCAGTTGATATGGGTTATTACGCATATTCTTTTGCATTACATCCAATTGAAAAACAACCTTCGGGTCATATAAATTTTTCAACATTAGACGATATAGTAATAAAAACAGTAAATAATTCTCAAGTAGTAAATGATCCATTTATCTTGAAAACAACTGTAAGAGAATATCAAATACTTAGAATTATGAGTGGAATGGGTGCTTTGGCTTGGAACTAAATTATAGATAGTAACCTAGTCCTCCTAATCCATTCAATATTCTAAACACATTTAATTGAATACCATAACTGGTTATATTAATTGGATTCTGATAATTTATCAATTTGTTAAAATTTATTGATAAATATGCATCATCAATTTTACTAAAGTTCATTGTACCAGATGGTTGATAATCTAAAGGATTAATACAAAATGCAAACATATGAATACCTTCTTGTGCAGATGTAAAATGATTTTGATAGATTTGAATATTTGTATAATATTCTGGTTTATTTAATTCTATTCTATTGATTGAATTTAATACAATTAATTCTTTTTCTATAATTCGAGTGGTTGTTGTAGAAACAGGTGTTAATGTATAATTAAATAAATCATTTACATTATAATTTGATACTAATTGAGCTCTCCAAAAAATCATTTTAATTGGATTTACAAAGGGTATTTTAAATGAAATATTAGTAGAAGAAAATGTTTGTTGTTGAATATTTTGAACAATTGGCACTAAATATTCGTGTTCGTTATTAATAAAAAGGAATCTTTCACTATTATCTAAATAAATATAATTTACTATTAAATAAGCAGTTTGTAAAGATGGAGTATTAATTCGAAAGTAATCTTCATCTGTAACAACTATTGAATTATTATTTAAATTCTGCTGAAAACTAGAATCATCTCCAATAATTGCGTAGTTTTTATCCCCACTTGTTGTAGGAATTAAAAAGTCTCCTTGAATTTTGTTATAATACATATTGTTATTTACTGAATCATAATAAATGAAAGTTCCTATTGCAGTAGAACCTCCTACATTTTGTCTAATTATTTCACCTTCATTAAATAATGTAAATGGTTCATAAGTACTTATATAATTAGTAGGAGATTGAAGAAAGCATTTATTAAAATCATTAAATTGAACATGAATTTTAATATCATTATGAATCATTGCAACAATAGGTAATGCTATACCAATTTCTTGACAAAACCAAAAGTTTAGAGGAATATATAAACTATAAGATGTTTTTCCATTGGTATAATTAGTTAATAAATCAATATTACCAATCATTTTATTATATCCTTTCTTTTTACCTAAATTTATAACTAATTCTCCCCAAATATTAAGATAATCTCCATAGTGTCTTTCAATTAATACACCTCCAATTTCTAAATCAACATAATTAATTAATGCTAACCCGACTTTTTTAACCCAAGCAAATTTTTTCACTCCAGTTGGTAATACTGAAGGGTTATCCTTTATGATATCAGGAAGTTCTACATATAAATATAATTTTTCTAACAGGTCAGCATTTTTAGATAAATTAACAGTAACTCTTCTACCAAAATCAGGAGTTGATTTAAAATATTGTGCGATTGTATCAATTGAAAAATTGGTATATCTTTTATGTGATATTTTAAAAAATGTTATTTCAGGTTCTGATGATAAATAAATATTTTCTTTACCAACGGAAACTAATAATAATAGTCCTAAGCCCATATTAATATTTGTTTAGAAAATTACTTTAAAGTATTTTACTTAAATGTAATTTGCTAATTTACAGTGTGTTGAGGAAATTGTAAACGTGCATTAGATAATGTTTTATTATTATCAGGTACTTGACTACTATTTTCAAACAAATTTCTAATTACTGAAGTAATATTTTTTCCTTGAGTGGAAAGAGTCTTATTGTCCATCTTTAATTTTTCTTTCTCGCTTTGAAGAACTCCAGATACATTAGCTCCAGACATTCCAGAAAGTTTAGAGATGTTTTCATTAATTTGTGCTACTCTACTTTCTAATTCAGAAAATTTATTTAACATTGTTTCAATAATACGATTATCAGAATCTTCTACTTGTTTACCGTGAAGTTGAAGATTATTAGTGATGTTAGTATACATTTCTTTTAAATCATTAGCACAATTAGTTGGTTCAGGAGCTCCACCAACCATACTGTAATAGCTATTTAAGGAATCAAGGTATCTTATTTTATTAACATAAGAAAGATTTTTTCTTTCATTTTGAGAACCACCTCCTACCATTTCAATTTTTCCATCTTTTGTAAAAATTACTTTTTTAGGCGTAGGTCTTGTTTTTAAATATGTTGCTGCAGAAAATACTCTTTTTGGTTCAGTGCAATTAGGTCTACGAGAAAACCAAGCTTTTGATGTTTTCATTGTTTCAGGTTCTCCAGAAAATTGAGGGTCAATTACAAATGCAACTAAATATTCAAAGATTGAAGTTAAATCAGCATTTGCTCTGATTGCATTAGCTTCAGGGCTAGATCTTAAAGAATTATGCCAATTTAATACAATTACATCTGCTTTAGTTTCACCACTAGAAAGAAAAGGACCGAAACCATTTTCTACTAAAATATCTCTAATATAAGTTACTTTTCCATCCTCGGAAAGTTTTAAGCCTTTAGCATAATCAACTTTCAATTTATTAAAAGTTTTAATACATTCTGCATCTCCTGAAATACATTTTTTCAATAAACTAGCGCATTCACTAGCATTAGGTGCTACAATACATTTATTATAAACTTCGGACATTTTTATATAATATCATTTAGAAATTAATTTTAAATTCTAAATATTTTTAAATTTAAAATCTAAAATTATATAATGATAAATTTTAACGAAAATTTTTACGGACTCTCTGTAACGACCTGGTTAATTATGGGAATAATTCTTCTAGTAATTTTGTACATTGTATTTTTCCATAGAAAATCAACTCCTATAAAACCAGAAAAATTTAAAAACTCTAATGGAATTCCAGCAACTATTTACAATTTTAATACCAGTTGGTGTGGATGGTCTACTAAATTTCAACCTGAATGGGAAGAATTTTCAAATCTAGTGAATGCAGACCCATCTTTAAGTAACATTACTGTAATGGATGTTAAATGCGATAATCCCGATAATGAAGCTAAATGTAAAGAATTTGAAGTAGAAGGGTTCCCTACAGTAATTATTGAAGTAGGAGATAAAGTAGGAACATATAAAGGTGCTAGAACTGCTAAAGATTTAATTGAGACTGTAAGAAACTTGGAACCCCCCGTCTAAAAAAGAAAACCTCTTGTCTAAATAAGAAAAACCCCTACTGATTAACTATTTAGTTAACTGGTTAACGAGGGAACTCAATTCCTTATAAAATTCCAACTCCTTTATTTTTTCTAAAGGACACTTATCTATTCCTAAATACGCACCATACCAACTAGCACTAATAGCGGATATTGAATCATTATCTCCAAAAAAGAAAACATTATTAAATACAAAAACTTCCCAATTAAATTTAGGACTTTCAGTATTCACTATCATATTTTTATCAGGTATTGCTGCTAATAATAAATTATCATATGCTAAAATTGTTGCTTCTAATCCAGAACCACCAAATTTATCATAACTTGACTTTTTCGATATATACGTTACTGACGTGTAATTTATTAAATCTTCTATTTTACGTCCTGGATTTAAAAAATTAGGAAGATTTCTAAAATTCATCTTGTTAAGCCTATCTTCATTGTATTTTTCCCAATATGAGAAGAAACTATCAATTTCATCAGTGATATCTTCATCTATATATTTTTTAATTAGATTATGAAATACTTTCTTTTTATAAAGCTTAATTAATTCTAAGGACCATTTAAATGGTGAAATATCTTCTACAGCGTAAGCAGTAAACAAAGCAGTAACAATACCTCCTAAAAATCCTATAGAATAATTATGAGTTACCAATGATGCTATTAAAGCTTCTTCACATACCTTATTTATATTCTTATAATACTTTAATCCAATTGGGGCTGTTCTTATTGCACATCCATTTCCACCATTATTAGAAGAATAAGGAAGACTTTTTATACTTTTGGTTTTTTTAATTTTTTCTAACGATATTAGAGTTGATTTCCCAGATATACGAACTTCTTCTTTTAGCACTGGCAAATATTTTAAATAGGATTCAATATAATTTTTTTCACCTCCTCCTTTTACAACTCCCGCTCCAGTAGCAATAATTAAAATAGTGTCGTCAGATGATTTTAATGATTCAAAATTTATATTTTCTAATCCTCCCATCATGTAATAATGATTCAAAAAGAAATAATTAATCAAAAGTCCTTCAGTAATTGTATCAGTTTTATTACCATAATTAAATTCCCATTTTCCATTAAAAAATGCTAATGTTTCCAAGAAAGAAGATAAATATATACATCCTTCTATTTTTTCTTTATAGTTTACCATTATAATATAATCTAGATTTAAAGTATATTTTTATATTATATTATAATGTCTACAAATTTTCAAAATTTGAAATACAACTTGTATGAAATTATTGGTGTTACTCGAGATGATTCTGAAAAGAAGATAAAAAAAAATTATTTAAAGTTAGCAAAAGAGTTACATCCTGATAAAAATCCAGATTTTAATGAAGAAGTATGGAATCATATTTCAATTGCAAATACTGTTTTAAATAATCCTCAAACTAGAGAAAAATACAACGAATTCTTAGATCAAAAAAATAAGAAAGAGTCCTTTCAATTGAAAACTAGTTTTGAATACGAAGTGAAAGATATTGAAAAAATGTTTCCAGTTAAGGAAGAGTCAAAGCAAAATTTTAAAAGTAAGATAGAAGAATTAAATAAAAAACACGGATTTAATGCAACTAATGAAACAAATGTATTAAAACAATATAATACTGTTAAACAATCTAGAGGACAAATTAGTATTCCTCAAGAAAGAATTAGCGGTACGTCTGATTTTAATAGTAAATTTGAAAATAGAAAAGACAATGGAACATTTAATGACCAATTAATTACAATTAATCAAGGTAATTCCTCATTAGCAGCTTATCAAGTGAATGATGGATTAGCATCAATTAATGATTATTCTTCATTGTATTTGGAAGATTCAATTTCTACAGGAGGTTTCACTAGTTTAGATTTAGCATTTAAATTGCATAAAGTAGATACCAATATTAAACCAAAAACATTAGAAGAAAAAATGAAAGAATATAAAAGTGTTAGTACCAATTTAAGTACAAGAAAACCAGTTGATTATTCTTCTACAAAGTTTGAGGACTGGCATGACAGTAACAATTAACGGCTAAAATCGACTAAAGTACTTAATAAATTCATCACAAGAATTATATCCATCTTTTATAAGTGCAAGTCTTTCTTCAAAATTAATATTAAACTTTATAAATTCAGCATTTGTATTTATAATTTCAATAACATTTTTCTTATACTTTTTCATGCTTTTTTGGCTAATTGTATCTGCAGTAGTATTTAAAACAGATAATATAAAATCATTAATACATTCTATTGAATTTCCAGAATTTTTAATATATAAACCAATGGTTGTTTTTTTTGAACAATGATTTAATGGAAAATTATTTACAATACCACCATCAACATATAATTCATTTTCATATTTTACAGGTTTAAAAATTAAAGGAATTGATGATGAAATTCTTAGAGCTAATATTACTGAAAATTTCGGAGTAGTCTTATAACTAAATACTGCTTCTTCACTTTTAGTTAAATTAGTTCCTATTATTATTATTTTTTTATGAGTCTTTCTATAAAGCTCCTCAAATGTTATATCCTTTACTTGAAATTTATTTTCTAAAAACTTAATAAATAGCAATTGTAATTTATTACCATCTTGAATTCCATATGATTCAAATAATGCTAAACTATTAATTCCACTAATTAATTTTTCAAAATTAAAATTTAATAAAAATGCTTTAATCTCATTTATTTTCCAACCAATATTTAATAAGAAAGATAACATTGAACCAGCTGAACTTCCAACAAAAGTTTTAATATCTTCAAGTGCAAATATATTTTTTTCTAATAAATGTTCTAATGCTCCTATAAAGGCAATGCCCTTTATTCCACCTCCACTAAAACATAATGTATTTATTTTAGGTTCTTCTTTTTTAACAGGTTCTATTACAGTCTCAAGAACTGGTTCTATTATATTTTCAAGAACTGGTTCTATTATATTTTCAAGAATTGATTCTTTTATATTTTCAAGAACTGTTTTTTCAAGAACTGGTTTTTCTATATTTTCTATAATCTCTTCTAATATTTCTTTTATTATATCCATATTAAATAATAATAATATATTTTTTTTATAATATTTTCTCAATAATTACAATGGTTAAAGCAGATAAATTAATAAAAGAACAAAAAAAACGAGAAGATAAAAAAAAAGAAACTTTTAATAAAATACTAGAAAAAGTAGAAAAAAAAATAATTTTAGCCAGTAGCGCAAATTATTATTTTACTTGGTATTCAATACCACAATTTATTATAGGATTACCACTATATTCTTTAACTGAATGTAAAGATTATATAATTAAAAAAGTAGGTAAAAATGGATTTAAAATAGAATTCTTTGAACCAAATATACTTTTAATTAAATGGTTCCCAAAATAATTATTTTGATGTTACATTCATTAACATATTAAAAAATATCATAAAACATAATCCAATTAATATTAAAACAATAATATCCCTATTGTTTTGAATAATGTCTTCAAAATTTTCCACTATTCTTGGTTTAAATTGTTCCCTCATCTTATTTCTACAATGAGAACAAGTTTTCATGTGAGTAATAAAAGAATTACAGGGATTAACTTTGTTTTTATTAACTTTATTAGAATTTGTAAATTTTTCTATATGTTTTTTTTTATTTTTAATAACTTTTTCTGAGTTATTATTAACTTTATTAAACTGCTTTGAAATATAATTAGCTTGTCCCCAAGCCTCGTTAATACTACAATAATTCATATTTATACTATTTCTATATTCTAGATAAAATATTTAATAAAATTAAATTCTAAAATAAATATATGGATGACATACTAGATAATTCTTATGTTAAAGCAATTTTAATAATTTTAATATTGTTTTATGCTGCTTCAATTAGACCAGACCTACCTCCTTATATTAGAAAATTATTTCATAATCCAGTTTTTAGAATTGTCTTTTTATTTTTAATAATAATGAAAGCTAATAGAGACCCTACTTTTGCTCTTGCCTTAGCTATTGCGTTTGTAGTGATTTCTTCTTATTTATCTAAACAAGATGCAATGGAAACTTTCACAGGAAGAGTAAGGTGATTATTATGTGCGTTAATTTAAAGAAAAGTTTATTTATATAATATTATAATATGCCTGAATCTGATACATCAACAGAAGTGAATTTCAAGTTATATGATAAAAAAGGAAAAATAGATGAATCTAAAAAAACGTCAGATACTGATTATTATTTTAATTTACTAGCAAATGACGACAAAACTATTCCTGAGAAAATAGAAAATGTAGAATCGAGTGAAATTCCGCAATCAGATTCCGAATCTAGTAAATCAACAACTTCAGTTAAAAAATATTCTGATAGCAGCAGCAGTAAGAGCAGTAAAAAAAGTGCGAGTAGTAAATATAGTAGTAGGTCTAGAGATAGATTTGATACAGTGAATTTCAGTAACAAACCAACAGTAACACCGATACCTTCCTTTAGTACTAGTAATCCTTCTAGTTTTATTAAACCAAAAGTAACTCAACAACTTTCACCTCAGGAAACAAGAATGAAAAAAATCGAATTATTAAGAAAATTATCAGAAATTAAACAAAAAGGTTTTTCTTTAACAAAAGATTATGATTTCAATTCGTCTTTGGAAGAGATGGAATATGAGTATGAATTATTGAAGAGTTTTGTTGATAAGAAAAATGGCATTAGACTTTATAAAAATATTTTATTAAATGGTGTATCAATTGTTGAATTTTTAAATGAAAAGTATGATCCTTTTGATTTTCATTTGGAAGGTTGGGGGGAACACATGTCAGTTGAAGCAGATTCTTACGATGAAGTATTAGAAGAACTTTATGAAAAGTATAAGGGGACTGGAAAAGGAATGCCTCCTGAGATTAAATTGGTATTACTATTAGTTGCATCTGGTAGCGCATATCATTTCTCAAAATCTCAATCAACAATTCCAGGATTAGAATCAGCTCTTAATAAAAATCCAGAATTAATTAGTAGATTAATTAATCCTCAAAAACAAAAGTCAAACTTTATGTCTCCTCAGGAAATGAATATTGAAAAACAAAAGGAAAAAGAAAATGAAATGAGAAAACAAATGAGAGAACAACAACAGCAAATGCAACAAATGCAACAACAATTGCAAAGGCAACAAGCTCAAGTCCAGAGCCAACAACAAATGCAACAACAAATGCCAGTTCAAGCTCCAAAACCAAGTTTTATGAATACACCTACATTGGGAGAACCAAGAAAAACTGTTTCTGAAATAAATGTACCAGATAGTGTTAGAGCAATATTAAATAGAATTAAAACATCTACTACATTAGCAGGTACATCAGATACTCAAGAATCTGTATCTAATAATGAAAGATTATTATCAGTTGAAAATGCATCAGAATCCAAAAAAGGGAGGAAGAAGAATATATCAATCCCAAGTATTTCTATAAACACTTAATCATATCTTTAAGATAATTATAAAATAATTTTAAAGAAATGATACCAATAATAATATTAATGCAGGATAAAGAGCAAAATTTACAAATTTTAAAAAAGAGAGGTAGAAAGCCCAAAAACAAAAATATAGAGAATAAATGTGAAGAAATTGAAGTTAATTCTGAAGAAGAACCTATTATTATGCACCTACCAATTTCATTAGAAGATGTAGTTAATGAAGAAGTAGTTGAAGATAAGATTTTTATAAAATCAGAAAAGGATTTGAAAAAGAAACCAACTATAGTTATTAACGACGACCAAATGATTAAACAAAAGTTAATTGAGACAGAAAAAATATTCATGTTCGGAAAGAATATTAACAAGGTAAATGTCTATAATATTAAATTTAAAACAGGAACCAAATGTTTATGGTGTAAAAATTCTTTTGAAGACCCAGCTGTAGAATTACCTGAAGATTATTTTAATAATATATTTTATTGTGTAGGTAACTTTTGTTCTTGGAACTGTGCTAAATCCTATAATACTGATTTAAATGATTCATCTACTTGGAAACGTGAATCATTATTGAATTTAATGTATTATAAGACATATGGGGAATTTACAAAGATTTTACCAGCTCCATCTTGGTTGTTATTAGAAGATTTTGGAGGTGTTCTTAAAATAAATGAATTTAGGGATCTTTTTAAATTTAATAATAAAGAATATTTGTTGTTGCATCCTCCAATGATTACCAGGCAATTACAAATTGAAGAATCTTATAAAAAGTCTAGTGGTAATTTTACTGCAAATAAACTAGAACATATTGACGATGAATTAGTATTGAAAAGAAGTAAACCTATTGAATCTAATAGTTTAAATCTACAAAAAACAATGGGATTGAAAGTTAATAAGAAGAATATTGTAGTCTAGTATAAAAAATTGATTTTTATATTTATTATCAAATAAATATAAACATTATGTCCAATTTACAAATTCCATTTTATAATATTGATAAACCTAGTCTAGGTGAAATAGTATTAGTAGTCTTTACTGAAAAGAAAGACGAGACTACTCATTTTGAAGGAAATTTAGTTGAGTATAATTGTAAGCTTTTTATGAATTTTGCCGATTCCACAAAGAAACGCCGTGCAAACTTTAATAAAATAGTAACTTTAAATAAGGAGACTTTTGCGTGTGTTGACGAGATTCTGGATGATAATATTATTAAAGTTTCTCTGAGAGATGTTGATAAAGATCACGCTGCTGAAGATAATAAAACATTGATAAAAATTTTTAAAGATTTATCTAGAAAAATCAGTAAAGATATTAATGACTTATGGAAGCAAGTTGTTTATAAACTTGATGAAAAGAGAAGAGAAGAAGATATAGAGTCTTCTTTGTTGGATTATTGTATTGAGGAAAAGGAATTTGTAACTAGTCTTTTTCCAGAAGCAAATGAATTATATGAATTAATTGACAAGTATAGAAAAGAAAAGCCATATAAAATAATTTCTAAAGTTGAAATTGTTTCCACTGGCGAGATAGGTAATACTGTTACTATTATTAGAAAGTGTTTAGAGAATATTAAATTCCCTTATACATTTAAATATGAAACTGCTCCTAATTATATTTTAGAATCAATGTCAACTGAATCTAAAGTAGAAGAGCATGACCAATTTATTGAACTACTAAAACAAGAGGGTTTGAAAATGAATCCAAAAACTTTTGTAAAGTGTGAGAGAAAATAATTTATTTTATGGTATGTCGATTTGAATAATCGGTTTTGCTTTCTTTTTCTCTACACAATTCATTTCAAAGTAATAAGCCCCTTGTAAGAAAGCATCTGCTAAATCATCTTTTTTCTTATGAGAATTAAATTTAGCAAGCCAATCAGGTAAGTGCTTTGCCATTTCAGTTGCATATTTAACAGCTAAACTTTTAGTCATTTTATATGCTTTAGATTCATCTGTATTTTTTAATTTAACTATTGCTTGAGTTTCTCCATCGGTTGCTAATTTAATTTTATTAGAGGGAGACATAAATTTAACTCTATTAATATTTGATTTAGTAATTTCTTTATCTACCATACCTCGAATCATATAATAATCATATATAATTCCTGATATACTTTT